AGCCAAACTCAACCCGTGCGGCCGACATCGTGATGACCCCGGCGCGGCCTCCGATGGGCTGGACTATTTCAAAGGATTCCCCAGATATTGTGAGGTATGATCCGGATCAGCCGCGCGGCGATGACGGGCGGTGGACATCAGATGGCAGCGGCGATGGCGGAGACGGAAACGAAGGAGGAGCGGATGAAACGCATGGTTCAAGCGCAGCTGGCGCGGGACGAGGCGTGCCTGCTCCAGTTCATGAAAGACCATCCCGACCTTACGCGGGAGCAAGCGCTGAAATTGCTGGAGGCGGAAGGCTTCTAGACGGCGCCGCGGTCAGGCGCAGCTATGTCCCGACCGTCGAGCAGATCGATTATGCCCGGGGCCGCGGTGCCACACCGCTCACCTTCCATGAGCTCGGCAAATATGGCGGCGAGGTCTTTCACGCGGCTGTCGCGGCGGCCAAGGCTAAAAACCCTCTGGGGGCGGCCGTAACACTGCATTCGGCGGACGATTACAGCAAGATGCGGACCTTCCTGTCGGACGACGGCAAGGTCGGCTTCGCCCTCCAGGGCGATGACATCATCTCGGTCTTCCGCGATCCTTCCTCGACCGCCACGAAGGCGGTTGCCTCGATCCTTGCATTGGCGGTCCAACAGGGCGGCCGGCGGCTCGACTGCTTCGACACCGCGCTCCCGACCATCTACAGCGCCGAGGGTTTCCGTGCGGTCGCGCGCACCCCCTTCGACGACAACGACAAGCCGGATGGATGGAACGAGGACGACTTCAAGGCCTACCGCGGCGGCAAGCCGGATGTCGTCTTCATGGTCCACGATGCGCAGGCCGGCCCCTACGTCAAGGGCGATGGCAAGCGCTATTCGACCTATGACGGCGCCATGGCCGCGCAAGAGAAGGAGATCCAGACGATGATCAATCGCGGAGTGGATGGGCCATGAGTGGTCAACCGAAGCGCTGGGGCGCGGGCTCGACCGACACCCGTTTCGCCGACGTCGCGCCGTCGAGCTATGACGCCACGGCCCGCACCGTCGAGTGTGTGATCTCGAAAGGGACGGCGGTCCAGCGCTTCTACGGCACCGAATGCCTGCGGATCAGCCCGCAGGCGGTCATCCTGGACCGGATGAAATTGAGCGGCATTCCGCTGCTCGACAGCCATGAGCAGCGTGGCATCAGCAACGCGCTCGGCCGCGTGCTCAACGTCACCTTCCGCGGCGGCGCGCTCTGCGGCGTGCTCGCCTTCAACGACACGCCGGAAGGCCGCAAGGCCGAGGGCATGGTGGCGCGCGGCGAGATCGCCGGCATCAGCGCGGGTTACACTGTCCGCGAGTGGGAAATCACCGATTCCGCCGGCAAGCTGCTCGATCCCGAGGTCCAGCGGCTCAATTTCGACGACGATCTGACATTCACCGCGTCGCGGTGGGAGCTCCTGGAGTGCTCGCTGGTCAGCGTGCCGGCTGATGCCGCGGCCGTGATCCGGAACTTCGGCACCGGCAGGGATCGGCAGCTGCCGGCCATCGACGAGCTGGAGCGCCGAGCAAGCCGTGTCATCAAGCGCTTCGGCGATGCCTCGATCACCTATGAATTTCCAGCGGTCGCCAACGACGCCCATCCATTCGACACCAACAACGCCAAGAAAACCCATGAGGACGTTCGGGCTCGCATGCAGGCCCGGCAATCGATGAGCGACCGCATGTGCACCTAAGCCACCGAACCAGCGCCTCCGATCTGAATGACCCGGCCACCGCAAGGTGTCGCCGGGTTTTTCAAACCCAAAACCCTGCCGAAAATCCTGAAAGGGAAGAAAAGATGAACGTGAAGAAGCTGCAGGCGAAGCTGCGAAGGGCTCGGTCGGCGGCCCGCGCGAAGCTCGCCGAGATCACCGCCGAGACCCATGCGGAAGATGCGACCCGCATCGAGGCCGAGCACGCCACCCTGCTGGCCGAGGTGGATACAATCTCCCAGCAGATCCGTGCCGCCAGGAAGACCAAGCCGCAGGGCGAAGACGAAGACGCTCGCGCGGCATCCGATGACGACGAGGACGACGACGACAGCGACGACGGCGAAGAGGATGACGAGGGCGACGATGGCGACGACGCGGGTGGCGCCGGCAGGCGCGGCATGCGATCCCTGGTCGCGGGTGTCCTGACCCGCTCCGCCACCATCGAGCTGACGCTGGTTTTCGATCAGGCCCGCGACATCGGCGTTGACCTCGGCCGGCTCGCCGACGCCATCAAGCGCAACGAAACGCCTGACCTGGCCCGCCAGCGTCTGTTCAAGATCCTGTCGGACAAGTCGAAGAGCGCTGGACCCGGAAGCTCGGCGAACGCCGGCGATGGCCGCCTGGAGGTGATCCGCGACGAACGCGAGGGTGTTGCCGATGCCATGCAGATCGCGTTGATCCAGCGCCTTCTCAGCTCGCGCGGCCGCTCGCCCTCGATCGAATATAAGCCAACCGATATCCGTGAGCGCGCCTGGTTCGAGGCCCACCGGAAGCAGTCAGAGGCATATTTGGCCATGGGCCTCGTCGATATGGCGGCGGCCTGCATCAATTATCGCGGCCGGGGCAACTATCTGACCACGGCGGATGCGCTGCGCATCTTCGAGCGCGCCTTCCAGTCGACTTCGGACTTCCCGAACATCTTCCAGAATGCGCTGAACAAGGCGCTGCTGTCCCGCTATACCCTGGCCACGCCGACCTATCGCGAGATCGCGGCGGAGCGGACCTTCAACGACTTCCGTCCCCACCCGCAGATCCGCGCCGGCGACTTCCCGCAGCTGATGCCCGTGCTGGAGACCGGCGAACTGCAATATGGGTCGACCACCGACAATGGCGAGTCGATCTCGGTCAGCCCGTACGGCGTGATCTTTACGATCTCGCGGACCATGCTCGTCAACGACGATCTCGGCGCGATCGACCAGATCCTCGGGTCCGCCGGCGATATGGTCCTGGTCTTCGAGAACGTCACTTTCTACACCATGTTCCTGTCGAACCCGACCTTGATGCAGGACAACAATCAGGTCTTCTCGGCGCCTCATAACAATCTCGTGGCCTCCGGCTCCGGAGCCGCGCCGAGTGTCGCCACCATCGCCGCCGCCCGGCAGTCGCTCCGCCAGATGCGCAACATCAGCGGCAACTTGATCAACGTGCCGCCGGCGATCATTCTCACCGGTCCCGTGCAGGAAACGGCGGCCGACCAGATGGTGACGGCGATCACCCCGACGCTGACCGCCTCGGTCAACCCGTTCTCGGGCCGGCTGCGGTCGGTGTCGGACGCCAACATCACCGACACCTCCTGGTATATCGCGACCGATCCGGCCCGCGTCCCGACCTTCATCTACGGCTTCCTCGCCGGCTCCGGCGGTCCGCGCACGCGCACCTACGAGCCCTTCGGCACGCAAGGCGTGAAGATCAGCCTCGAACACGACTTCGGCGTGGGCGCGATCGACTATCGCGGCTTCTACAAAAACGCCGGCGACTGAAGCGGAATTGACGTCAGGCGGCGAACCGCCGGGCTCAGCTCCTTATTCTCTCCGCAAACAAGGACAGTGAGACATGAAGAACCAGGTCTTCAAGGGCGACAGCGTCAACGTCGCCGCTCCCGCCGGCGGCGTCGTATCGGGCAACGGCTATCTCATCGGCAACATGTTCGGCGTCGCCGCCGTCACGGTCGCCGCCGGCGTGAACTTCGCGTTCTGGCTGGTGGGTTGCTACAATCTGACCAAGAACCCGGCCGAGGCCTGGACCGTCGGCCAGCTGGTTTATTGGGATAACGTCAACTTCCGGTGCACCGCGACCGCGGCGAATAACACCAGGATCGGTGTGGCGATCGCGGCCGCGGCGAACCCCTCTTCGTCGGGCTGGATCCGTCTCAACGGCGCCTTCTGAGCGCGATGACCGCGCCGCGACGACCGCCAAGGCGGCATCGTCCCGCTTCCCATTTTGACAGGACCGGGGCGGACATGGCTTCACGTTCAGACAGGTCCGCCGCGGACCTGGTCGCCACCAGCGTCCGTCTCGGGGCGCTCGAAAACGACTTTGGCGAGCTCTCCGACCGCTTCACCGCGCTCGAGAACAAGGTCGAGAGCGGCATGGGCTCGCTGGCGCGCGAGTTTCGCTCGTCGCTTTCGGCGCTGACGACGCAGATCGGCGAGCGCAACAGGACGCCTTGGGGTGTGATCTTCGCCGGTGCCGCGGTGGCCGCGACCATGGTGGGAATGATCGGGTCTCAGGCGCTGTCGCCGATCCAGTCCGACCTAACCAAACTCAAGGGCGAGATGGTGCCGCGGGTCGAGCAGGAGTACCGGCAGAAGGTCGCGGAAGATCGCTATCTGCGGCTGGAAACCTGGTTGACCCGCATCGACGCCGATCATGACCGGGAAATGACGGAGACGATCAAACGTCTTCGCTCAGAGCCCCGCCATGATTGATTTTTCCGGCCTGGTGCTCGCCCCGTGCATCAATCTGTTCGGCTGCCAGGTGACGGTGACGCCGGTCAAATCCCAGCCGCTGGCGCAGCCCTATGGCGCGCAGGGCATTTGGACGGTGGAGAACGTCAATATCGTCACCGAGGACGGTGGCGTCTTCTCCAACCGCACCATCAAGCTTGGCATCCGCATGGCCGATTTCACCGTTGCGCCAGCGCCAGGCGACTGGATCAGCACGGCGGCCTCTCATCTCCCGCTTGCCTATTGGCAGGGTGACGTCGACCCATATGCCGTTCTTGATTTTATCGTCGACGATCAGAACCCGGACGGCCAAGGCGGCGCATCCTTGACGCTGAAACGGACCGGAACGTGAGCACGCTGACCACGATGATCCGCGACGCGGCCTATGCGCGGCTGATCCGCATCACGGAATGGCGCACGACGCGAAAGACCCCGCTGTCGCCGTTGCAGCCCGGCGACGTCCCGGCGCTTGGCGTGTTCCTTCTCCGCGAGACCTATCAGCCGGACGGCGACGCCAACGCCGGTCCGCCCCGATACATCGTGGATGCCGTGATATCCGTCGCGATCCTCGACATCGCTGGCAAGCCGGAGGTCATTGAGGGCTCCGTCGACAGGCTGGTCGACCAGGCGCTCGACGCGCTGCTCTGCGACGGCACGTTTCTGGGACTGCGTGACGGGCGCGACAGGCCGATCATCGACTCGGTCCCCGCGATCCAGCGCAGCTATCATTTCCCGCAGATGGGCGAGAGCTATTACCTGGAGTGCCGGCTGCAAATGACCTTCCGCTTCATGTGCTTCTTTGAGGCGAACGCACCTTACACGTTGCACACGATCGACATCGACACGAGACCGATGGACGGCACGGCCACCAGCTCCGATATCCTCGAAATCACCACGGCTTCGCCATCATGCAAGTGATCGTTTATCCGACCTCGAAGAATGCGACGAACATCAAGCATCCGACCGATGGGCCGCTCAGGATCTCGGGTAGCGAATGGACCAATGACGGGTTCACCGCGCGGATGCTGAGCGACGGCGCCGCGACGCTCGATTCCACCGCCGCCTACAAACAGCCCGCGCCGGGCAAGCCGGCGCCCGCCGCCGCTTCCTCGACGGCTGCGACCGGCAAATAGGCTCAAGCAACTCTTTCTTCGGAAAAACCTGACGCCGCGCCGTCCCCACGGGCTCCGCGCGGCTTTTTCACGTCGGTTCGCCTCTCAAGACAGGAGTAGACGTCAACATGGCGATCAGCACGGCAATCCCCGAGTCCTGGAATCTGCCGCTCTTCTGGGCAACCGTCGACGGCAGCATGGCCGGCAACCTCACCGAAGTTCAGCGCGCGCTGCTGGTTGGCCAGTATGATACGGCGGTCGCGACCGCGCAGGCCAACGTGCCTGTGCCCGTCGGCTCGCTGGCGCTGGCCGGCCAGATGTTCGGCGTCGGGTCGATGCTCTATCTGATGGTGCAGGCCTTCCTGGCCTGCAATACGACGCAGCAGCTCTGGGCCGTTCCCGTACCGGACGGCCCCGGCACGGCGGCAACCGGCGCCATGGTCGTCACCGCCGGATCGGTTTCCGGACTGCTCACGGTCTACATCGCCGGGCAGAAAGTCCAGATATCCGTTGGCTCGACGGACAGCGCAACGACGATCGCGGCGAACCTCGCCGCGGCCATCAATGCCGTCGCGTCGATGCCCGTCACGGCCAATGCGACCAACGCGACCGTCACCCTGACCTGCGATTGGAAGGGATTGACCGGGAACGATATCACCATCATCCCGAACTATGGCGGCGTGCTCAACGGTGAGGCCTACCCGGCCGGGCTGTCGCTGGCGATCACCAATATGGCGGGTGGCACCGGCGAGCCCGGTTTCACCAACGCGATCTCCGCCATTCAATCGCTCGAATATGATTTCGTCGCGATGCCCTACACCGATGCCGGATCGATGGCGGTGTGGAATATCGAATACGGCTTCGGCCCGGGCGGACGGTGGAATTACACCCGTCAGCAATATGGCATGATCTTCAACGCCACGCGCGACACCTACGCCAACCTCCTGACCTGGGGGCTCGCTCAGAACGCCCCGGTCATGTCGACGCTGGCGGTCGAGCCGGACAGCCCGGCGCCGCTCTGGCAATGGTCGGCGGCCTATTGCGCCCTTGGCGCGCTCGGCTTCTCCGACGACCCGGCGCGACCGCTTCAGACGCTCGAATGCCTCGGCATCCTGCCGGCACGGCTGCAAAACCGCTTCTCTCAGCCTCAGCTCAACGCACTCACCAATAGCGGCCTGGCCGTGCAAGCGACCGATGCCAACGGTTATCCGATGATCCTGCGCGAGCAAACGCAGTATCAGCTCAACGCCTATGGACAGGCCGACACCGCGTTCGGCCTGCTGACGGTGCCGGCCACGCTGATGGAGCTGCTGCGCCGGATGAAATCGGCGATCACGTCGAAATATCCCCGCGTGAAGCTCATTCCGGACGGCACCGCGATTGGCCCGGGGCAGGCCGCGGTGACGCCAACCGACATCAAGGCCGAGCTGATCGCTGAATTCAGCAATGCCATGTATGACGGCCTGGTCGCCGATCTGGCGGACTTCAAGAACAACCTCATCGTGGCGATCGACAACAACAATCCGAACAAGGTGAACGTTCTCTGGCCGCCGCAGCTTTCCGGGCAATTGCGGCAGTTCAACGCCTTGGCTCAATTCCGGCTGCAATATCCGCCGATCACCCTGACCTGATCCCAACCTGTTCATCACCCATAGCCGCCCGTCGCCGCGCGGTTTTATATTCGGAAGAAGTCAATGGCGACCACAAACCGTATCGGCGGCGTTCTGTCGCTCCGCGTCGATGGCAACCAATACGAGGCGCGTGGCAATTTTCAGGTGACGCCCAGCTCGGTCAAGCGGACCGGCGTTGCCGGTCAAGACGGCGTGCACGGCTATATCGAGGAGCCGATCGTGCCGACGATCAAGGGCGATATCTCGATCGGCAACGAGCTGTCGATCGAAGCCATCGACGCGATCACCGATTCGACCGTTCAGGTGCAACTCGCCAACGGCCGAACCTACGTTCTCATCGACGCCTGGACCGTCGCGTCCCACACCATTGATGCGCATGACGGCAAGGTCGAGGTCACGTTCGAGGGCATGAGCTGTGAAGAAATCTGACGTCGAAAGCGAGCTTTCCAAAAGCCAGCACGCTCAAAACCGCGAGCGGGAAGATTGCGACAGGAAAGATTGAATGAGTAAGCGCGTCGAGAAACCGGAGCCTGAGCCGGAAGAGGTCGTCACCGACATTGAATTTCCCCTGTCGAAGCCGATTGTCGCCTATGGCGAGGAAGTCACCGTCCTGAAGATGAGGAAGCCCACCGGCGCGGATCTCATCAAGGTCGGGAGTCCGGTCAAGTTCTCTCCATTCACCGATCCGCCGACCGTCGAGCACGACTATCCGAAGG